CCTTGGCTTGAGAGATAAATTAACCGCCGGTTTCCTTGTCGTCAATACCGGCGGTTAATTTATTTTTCTCAGTGTTGCGGTATGCTTTTCCTACAACTGTATGGATGTACAGCATTCAAGGAGGTGTACGTGGGCGCAATGCAGCAACAAAAAGAACAGCAGCGGGTGGAGCTAACAGGGATCGAAAGGCTGAATTTGAGGGTTTCCAACATGATCAATCACCCGATCGCGCAACTTCAGCGCTGGGTGACGATCCATCGGTTGGATACGGACGGGGACAGGGAGTGGAGGGAGGTGATTGGTGTCTTGTCGGATGTCGACGAGATCGACATGACGCTCAACGACGACACCTCAGTGACGCTTAGATGGGAACTACCTGCGGAAGAAGAGAGGGTAGTCGAAGTCGAGGACCCATTCGAAACGGAGGAACCAGCACCATTCTGACGGGCACAAAAAAGCCCGCCTCACTGGCGGGCTATTTGGTCTAACCAAATTACGACGACTTGGGCATCCAGTATGGATAGCCATCCAATCCCTGCATTTTCTTGCAGCTGTTCACTATGGTCTTCGCCTCCTGCTCAGACGAATACGGCCCAGTAACAACTTTTGTCGGTTCTCCTTTCAGAATGGGGAGACCAAGAGCCCTTGCTTTCGTCACGGTCTCCGCGTAGGCCCAGGGCTCGCAACCAAACCGCACAGTCCAGCCATGTGTCAAAGCGGGCGGTTGTGGAAGCTCTTGCTGATTGACCGCCTCCACTTCTGAGCCGCAGTGCTTACATCTGATTGCCGCTTTCTTTATCAGCTCTGCGCAATATGGGCATGCTCGGTCAGGTGAGGTGTCAACAGCCCGCATCGGATAGGCCGAAGTCGCGTTCGGCGCTACTTCAACCCAGCCTTTCCGAAGATAGCTGCCCGTGAGAATTCCTTGAATTGCGAAGGCGTAGCCTATGCTCAGTATCGGCATGGCAACCATAGCGCCGGGGCCGGCCGTGATCACGCCCAAGCCAAAAATTATCAGAATCCATATTGCGAAGTGCCCCCAAAGTCCCTTGACCGCGAGATATATGGCACCGAATAGCAGCATCCACAGCCAAGCGAGGGCCGGAACCATTTCCACATGATTATTTGACGGGTTTTTGAAAGTTCGATCCACTGTTACCTCCTGTAGTAATGGCTATCCCCCGCGCAATACGGGCTGAAACTGAGTCCCTTATCTCGCATCAAACCAAGTTTGCATTCCACACTAGCAATACACGCGCCTGGATGTATGTGTCTTCAGCTCTAATAGTCTGCGGCGGGTGCCGGGTGTTGTCAGAAATCATTGAGAATTGCTCATCGCCTATCCATTGCAGCCGCTTGATGTAGAGGTGACCTTCCCACGAAAACATATAGATTCCGTCACCGGCAAACTCTCGCACGCTGATGTCAACCAGCAGTGGGTCGCGATGTTTGATTGTCGGCGCCATCGACTGGCCCCAACCGGTCACCATCTTCAGATGAAAATGCTCCTTGAACTCGACACCCATTTCGCGAAGGTGTTGCGGGCTGACACGGACGTCCTGGAGCATCTCAGGGTAGTCGTGCGGGATCTGGCCCCCACCCATCGCAGCGCGAACGTCGTAGTGCGCGATCCACACCTCATCACCAACGGCACCAGGCCGGTAGTAATCGACCTCAATCACTCCGCCGCCATCATCCGACTCAGCAGCGGCGAGGAGGCGGCGGCGAGCAACTTCGGACAGCCCCCTTCCTTGCTTGGCCAACATCTGGCGTACCAGATCGGCGGCCGAAGCGTTCCCAGCTGCGCCAGTTGGCTGATCAGCAGATGACGTCAGGCCACTAATCTCCTTCGCAAGACGCTTGCTGAATTTCTCTACTGGCACGCCAAGCACGCGAGCGAGCACCGACGCAAATTTCGCGTTCAGCGGATTCGTACCATTCAGGTACATGGCAACTGCTGCCGCTGAGATGTCAGCTGCTTCAGCAAGGCTCGCCTGGGTCAGGCCGAGCGCGTTCTTTTTCAATACGAAAAGCGCCTTAGCGGCGTCGCATTCAGCTTTGAGTTCGGGGGACAGCTCTTTCTTTTTCGTCATCCGTGAAATTTAACCGTTGGTTAAGTTATTTGCGCTAACCGCCGGTATTGCTCAAAAGCTAACCGCCGGTTAATATCACAGGTATACATCGCTTGCTGAGGCAAAGAAATGAAGAAGACGCCATTGCCAGAGCTGGTCGAGCGAATTGGTCAATCAGCGGTCGCCAAAGGTCTTGGCGTCAGTGCTCCAGCCATTTCGAAGGCCCTCAAGGCATCCCGGGAAATCCTGGTGATCGAGCATGAGGATGGGAAGCTGACGGCGGAGGAGATTCGCCCATTTCCCTGCCAGCTCCCACCACAGAAGACCGCCGCCTAACCACGCTTCGAACTGAGCGAGATCGTGGCCAGTTCGAAGCCGCGCAGAGCGTCTTGGCTCAACTGATCACGTAACTGACTGGCCTTCTGCTCGAACGCAGGCCAGAGCCTCATCTGAGAAGACAGGGGCAGGGTGGATGCCAAGGCACCCACAAAGCAGCAGAGGGCGGTTATCTCGCCTTGCAGTTCGGAAGAGTCGGTCATGGATACGTCCTTGATCAGTAGTAGCGAATTGGCATGAACCCAGAATACGAACGAGAGAGCCCCATGGAAACGTCCAGTCCAAGACATGCAGAGCAAACCCGTGATCAGGTGCTGATCGCTCACGCCCAAAACCAGATCGCTCGCACCAGTCTGAGCCAGGACGATTTCGCCCAAGCGCTGAGCGTTGAGCTGTGGCGTTCACTTCCCGGCAAGGCCGAGCAGAAAGATGTTCCCAATTTCAATTGCGAAGAACTGACGAGTGATGCCAGTGAATTCATCAAGGCAACCGGTCGGTGGTTGAAGCGCGTGCAGCGTTGGCTCTCCGGTGATCAGGAGATGCCTTCTTGGCTGGAAGAGGCTTGGGTGGATGCGCTCATTCCTGAGTATCGAGACCACTGCATCAATGAGCTGGCAGGCCGTCACGGCCTGATCGGCGCTCGTCACCTGGACAGCGACCTGTGTGCGAACAAAAGCTTCGGCGCGTTGATCCGCGCACTGGGCGATGTCATCGACACCGGCAGTGAAGTCTTCGACGACCAGGTGATGTGCGAGCAGGACCTTCCTCACATCCCGGCTTTCGCCAAGCAATGCAGGCAGGTGGAGGCGCGGGCGGGTGAATTGGGGCGTAAAGCCGAGCAGTTGATGAGCTCCGGCCGACTGAAAGTCGTTTCCTGAAATTCAGACACAAAAAAACCGCCGGGCATGGCGGTTCTTCAGCAAAGCAGTAAGCGAGAAAAATCATGACAAACATCGTCTCATTTGACAAGTCCCGAGGGTTCACCCGAATGGACAATTCCGTTATGGAGGCGCTTTCCACCGTCGACCTGCCTGCGCGCGAGCTTCGTGTTGTCATGGCAATTGCCCGTCAGACAATCGGGTACCAGGTCGAAACGAAGCGCCTTACCGCCGACGACCTCGGCAAACACACCAACATGCGCCGCGACGTCACGTCGAAGGCAATCAGTCACCTGCTAGAGCGCCGCATCATCTACCGCGTCGGTGGAAGCCGTGGCGACATCGGCATTTCCCCTGTGTCGGAATGGGTCTTCTATGAAGAAAAACAACAGAGTCTCACTGAGACCAAAACGTCTCACTGGGACAATATCGTCTCACTGAGACAGGAAACGAGTGAGACCAAAACGGCAACTTGCCTTCTTTATACAAAGAAAGAACCCCCTATAACTCTTCCTTCGGAAGAGATTATTCCCCCCCAAGCCGAAAAGGCTCCGGCCAAGCCCGATCGCAAAAAGTCGTTCGGCCTGACCAACCTGCTTGCCAACAATCCTCACTGCCTGACCGAAGGCCTGCTCAAAGACTGGCTGGCCCTACGCAAAGAGAAAAAGGCCGCCGTCACCGAGACTGTCTGGAAATCGCTGAACGCCGAGCTGGTGAAGTGCGTTGATCTGGGCATCGCTGCCGATGTCGCGATGACTGAGGCGCTCTCCGCTGGCTGGCAGGGGTTCAAGGCAGCTTGGATTGCTAACCGCATCGCTGAAAAACCAGCCGCTACGCCATCCGCATCACGACACCATGGGTTCGCCGGTCGCGACTACACCGCAGGCCTGACCCAGCGGGAGGACGGCAGCTATGCGCTCTGAAAAGGTGATTGCCATGTCCGACGTGAAACAGGCCGCGGGCCAGCGTATCCAGCCAGCCCACTGCGACGATCACGGCCCGTTCGAACAGCGCGTCACCGTACTGCTGGGCCGCGAGATCGTCGGCCGCTGCCCT